GTTGGATCGAAAGGCAGAATAGGTATTACGTGTGGATGTTTTGACCTGCTTCATGCAGGTCATGCTACCATGTTAGCAGAAGCTAAACAGCATTGTGATTATCTTATTGTAGCCTTACAGGATGATCCATCTGTAGACCGTACAGAAAAAAACAAACCAATTCAATCTATTTTTGAAAGACAACTACAGCTAGCTGCTGTACGTTTTGTTGATGATATTGTAATATATAACACCGAGGCTGATTTGCTTGATGTGTTGAAGTCACTCCCAATAGATGTAAGAATTATTGGATCGGACTATGTCGAGGAAGACTTCACAGGTAAGCAATATTGTGTTGACAATGATATCGATATCGTGTATAATAGTCGGGACCATTCATTCAGTACCTCGTCTCTAAGGACACGAGTTATATTATCGAGACATGACAAATAGATGAAGTTTTACACGAATATATACACACATGGCAATCAAATACTTGAGCGCTATATCGAAGACGGAGAACGTAAGCAACGCAAGGTTGATTACGAACCTACTCTGTATGTAAACTCAACCAAGCAATCGCCATACAAGACTATTCACGGTAAGCAAGTTGAGCCTAAGCGCTTCGATTCTATTCGTAATGCAAGAAACTTTATTCAAGAGCACGGTAAGATATCGAACTCCCCTGTATATGGCATGCAGCAGTTTGCATACGCATATATTAATGAAGAGTATCCAGAACGTAAGTTTGACGTAACTCAACTCAATGTATTTAACTTTGATATTGAGACAGTCTCTGATGATGGTTTCCCTAACATCAGAGAAGCAAACAAAGAAGTATTGTCTATAGCTATCAGACAAGGTGACAGATCGATTGTTATGGCTTCACCTGGTAATGGAAAGTATGTTCCTGGTGAAGGGATAGACTTTATAGAATGCAGGAATGAAATTGATCTACTGTATAAGTTTATCGATGTGTGGGTTGCTCTGGATCCAGACATTGTTACGGGATGGAACGTCGAGATGTTTGACATACCATACATATGTAATCGTATAGAAAGAAAGTTATCCAGAGACGCACTCAAAAGATTATCGCCATGGGGCATTGTAAATGATAGACTTATTCCTACACCTCAAACGAGAGCTGCAGAAGAAACTGGTGGAAAGGCTGAACCTAATGCTAAAGATATTATTGGTGTCACTATACTTGATTATCTCGGTCTATATCGAAAGTTCACGTACTCGCAACAAGAATCATACTCATTGGACAACATTGGATTTGTAGAACTTGGCGAGAAGAAACTAGACTACTCTGAGTATGAATCACTCAATGAGTTATACAAACAAAACTATCAGAAGTTCTTAGACTATAATATCAAAGACGTTCTGCTGGTTGAAAGATTAGACGATAAGATGAAACTTATCGAGCAGACCTGTACTATTGCATACGATGCTGGTGTTAACCTAATCGATGCTCTCACGTCTGTACGTATGTGGGATGTTATTATTCATAACTTCCTCATGCAAAAGAATATTGTTGTACCACCTAAGGAAGTAGGTGATAAGGAGAACAAGGTAGAAGGTGCTTACGTCAAAGATCCACAAGTTGGAATGCATGACTGGGTAGTATCGTTTGACTTGAACTCTCTGTACCCTCACTTAATTATGCAGTACAACATATCACCTGAAACCTTCTTGCGTGATGTAGGTTTCAAACCATCAATAGATGATATCATAGAAGGTCTTTACAACGACAAAGATATGAAAGAGTTTATGGAGAAGCACAACGCAACTGTTTGTGGATCTGGAGCAATCTACACCAAGGATGTTCAAGGATTCTTACCTAAGTTGATGGAAAGTATGTACAATGATCGAGTAGTTTGGAAGAAACGAATGATCAAAGCAAAGCAGGAATACGAGAAGAATCCAAGTAATGAACTAACTAAAGAAATTGCACGTTGTAATAATATGCAGATGGCTAAGAAGATTCAACTTAACTCAGCCTATGGCGCACTCGGTAATCAATACTTTAGATTCTTTGATACTAAATATGCTGAATCTATCACACTAAGCGGACAATTGTCTATTAAGTGGATGGAGAAGCATATAAACATTTACTTGAATAAGCTATTTAAAACAGAG